CCATCGTATACTTGCAGCAGGTTCAAAGTCAGGTTCCAAATCAAATCTCCTCTAGAGAATTTTAGCTGGTCCCTCTTCGTATTCGTAAACTGCGGCGTAGAATCCGGATCGACTGAGTCTAAACTGATCTCTAATAAACGTACAGCCTTGTTATAGGTGTTGGAGTCGACGGCTTGTCCAGCCGCAAACGGAAGTCTGCCTTGTAAAAGCTTACTCATCGTCGACCGTTAGCTTGCAGGTCTAAACGAGTCGCGCCCAACCTAAAACCGACACCCAAACGCACGTCTGTAGAGGCGTCATCGTCAGATTCAAACCGCACTGCGGCCTGTCGTGCTCTCGCCCGCATGTCTACTTTTGTGGTCGTAGCCGTGAAACTAGTGGTCTGGTCCGTGGTCAGTGTGCTGCCGGGGAAGTTGCGTGCTTTCAACACCACGTTTATAGCCTGATCGCTACCGCCGGTTCCGTTGAACTTAACGTCTGGGATCATACGGCGTATAAATTGAAACTCTTCGCCATCGCCAATATCAAAGTCAGCCGATTCAATAAACACGTTGTCCATCGGGCTACCGTCGTTATCGTTGCCCGTTTCGTGTTGGTATAGGTAATTTACCGACGAATCTGCACCCGCAGCGCGTGGGAAAGCGACGATACCCTCGTCCAACCACGCTGTACGAGACAACTGTCCGATGTTCCACGTTTGCTCTAAATAGTTGTAGACCACGTACCTGTCGATCACACTGCTATCTGCAGAGCAATAGAACCATCCAACCTCGTTAAACTGCTTGTTTACAAAGGCGAAGAACTGAAACGCTTGGCCCTCGTTGATGTCAGAAAACACGTACGAATGCACACTGCATGGAACAACGGAAACGCCGCCGTTGTACATGTAAAAGCCTTTTTTATCCATCCAATACACGCCAGACGGGGTATTTACAGCGGCATTCGGGCCCATAAGGCTGACGCCCTCGTTGACTAGGTTTAGTCCGAAAGTAAGCGGAGTGCCAATAAACTGCAGGCTGTACAGGGCGACGTCGGTCCAGATCAAAGTTTCTTGACGAGCCCGAAGACCGCCAATAATCTCAGAACCTGCCGAACAACGCAGTGATCCTGCCGTAGTGTCTGCTCTCGGTTCCCATTCGGCTGCATTCTCTTGATCAGAAAAAGCGATAAGTAAGGGATCGATCGTGCCAGTTCTGGTGGTTCCAGCAACGTCCGTCAACGGATCAGCCCCTAAAATTAAAACGTGGCGGTCCACGTCCGAGACAATAACTTGCAGTCCTTTGGTTGGTGCGGCGTTTGCGCCGGACAGCGAGCTTAAAGCTACGGCTCTTGTGTTCAAGCCGTTGGTCTTGTCCCAATAGTAGATACTGCCCGCACGTGGGTTAGAGATCAGGTCTTCGCCAAAACTGTCCATTGACCACAATCGCAGTTGGTTCGCATCACCCAAAGACGTCGTAGACCCCCATGTGCCCGAGGACCAAGCGCCCACACCCCAACCTGTGCCGTCTACAAACACGTCCAAACCGGAGTTTATTTGATATGTTCCAACAACAGAGCTACCACCGTTGCCACTGTCGCTACTGTTCGCCGTAACTGCAGCACCGTCTGTGTCTTTTGCAGATATCGTAAACGTATTAGCGGTCGGAACCGTCAAAACTTCGTATTCTTGGTTCAACACGGCAGCGGTGACGTTGCCTCCAAGACTTGCTGCACCAGAAAACGTTACAAAATCACCGTTTACTGCACCGTGTCCAGAGTCAGTGACTGTGATCGTACCGGACCCGTCTGTCGCAGCAAACGTGACGTCTCCTGCAGAGGTCGTTGCACGTATTGGCGTAATGTCGTTGTACGAGGAGCCCTCTTGGATATATAGCTTGCTCCGTGTGCCAAGGCCCAAGAGCTTTGTACCGTCCAGATCGACCCATCCAAACAGTTTTCGACCCGTGCCCTCGTAAGATGCTTGTATGTATTTCTGCCAGCCGCCTATTTTTTCCGGCAACCCCTTTCGAAATCGGACCAGATTACCGTCAAACCAACCGCCTTCTGCGGTGTAGTCGGTGCCCTCTTTGTTGATGCCGGGGTTGAAGATAAACTTTTGCAACGGCATTACTGATACTCCCCAGTTCGGATCATCTCAGTTACCTCTACGGCACGATTACCTACTTGTTGACTCCAGCGGCTGTCCATAAACTCGTCGGCTGCTATGTCAAACTGCTCTCTGGACATGGCCTCAACCGCTTTGATAAACCCACGCAGTCTTGTCTGACCCAGATTGAAACTAATGTCGATCATTGCATCTTGACGCGCTTCGTTAAGGGCAGGGAACCAGAAATACGTGTCAGTTAACTCTTGTCGGACGCGCTCTATGTCATTGTTCAAAAGGTAATCTATTTCGTCATCAGATAACCCAAGACCGGAGTCAGCTATGTTGCGGCCAACACCAATAGTTTCATAGCCAGCAGAGCACATATAGACTTTAGAGCGAACACCTTCATGGCGTTTTAGCATTTCGATTAATTGAGTCATTACTTCTCCCTGCTCACGCCTCTAGTTTTTTCGTAGGATCTCATAGCGCCGAGGCCCAACATTCCAGTCATAGTAGTCATCAACAACGACGGATCTATTTCTGGGACTTCTACCCAGATACCTGCAATTGGTGCGATCAATACATGATACAAAAGACCCAGACTACAGCACCAACCGATGCTAGGACGCCACCCGGCAACGAACAGCGACTTGTGAGCAGCCTCGACCTTGTTGATCTCCATTTGACCTTTGGCAAGTTCAGCGGCATGGCGCTCTGCAAGCGTGCTCAACTCAAAGGCAATACGGTTCTTCTCGTCCTTGTCTTCAATAACCTTGTCGAGCAATGAGGTTGCTGGCCCTATGAGTGATGCGAGTATGCTCATCGTTTTGCCATGTACGCTGTAGCACCAAAGTATAGACCTACTATGCTTGCC